GCAGAAACATTCAATCCATTTGGAAAATGAGTGCCTAAGTTTTTTATTAATTCCATTTCGAGCAAATGACCTTCCTTCATCGTTGAAACTGTTACCAGTATCGCTGGTTGCGGAATTCCTAAATCCAATATTGCCTTGCTTATTTCCAAATCCGGAAGGCTTTTTGACCTGCTGATATGCTCTTGCATCCTTTTTTTGATATTTTTCGTTACTCCGATATAAGACTTGCCGTTCTGAAAATTCAGAAGATAGACAAATACTTTCTGCTGTTTTCCATCCTTTTCTTGTAAGAATTCTGTGTCCATTGGTGGCGCTCCCTATGTATTCATTATTGTAATTATACATAGCCACGCTAGACGGCTCAATACTTTTGAAAACCCCCAAAACCCTACATTCCTTCCCGGTAATGCCGCCAAGCACTAAGTCTTGGTCTTTTATATCCGCTATTCTTTTCTTGCTGCCATCAGCCATTGTGATTAATGTGTCCTCAGTCCAGCATGTACGTCCGTCCAAAGTTGCCACCCACTCTTCCATTTCCACGATATCAGAGTTAGCCAGAGAAACTTCGCGGCGCACGCTGCTTGTTATGTGCTGCATGGCGGTGCGAACCATCATGTTCACCGAGCCGCGCGTCATTTGAGTGATTCCGTCCGTTCCTTTTGCATTGGCAGTACCGAACAGATCGCGCGTAACCTCTTGCGCTGTTCTGCCTTGGATAATCCCGGAATTGATTGTCTTGTTGATTCTGGAAATATCGTCTTCTGTTAACTTGCTCACCCAATCGGAAAGAATCCTGCCTTCAAATGGCCTTTCCGTTACAATTGCTTTCAATGTTTCCGGATGAGGCGTAACCGTATCCAATATCACGGGCGATACGCTGGTAATCAGATAGGCATAGAACTTCGATTCCTGCGCCACCATGGATAGCGACTCATCGTACAGCAACGATCCGGCAACCTTCCACGCCTCACCGCGTATCTCAAAAATTACCTGCTGAAGCTGATTCAGTCTTTCCCAATCGCCTGGCTTGGTCAAGCCTTGAGATTTTCCGAGTCTCGCTATGAGCTTTCCTGATATTTCGTCCTCAGTTTGGTCGAGCAGATCATTGATCTTGTTGCGCACCCCGGCAGAATAGCGCAGCACGTACGTTTGATGGCGTAGCGCTGCGTCGAACATCTTTTGATTGGAAGTTTCCATTAACTATTCCCCGCCTGCCTATGGATGAATCCGTTTTCTTGACTAGCCTTTTGGCGGGATTGAACTGCTTCTTCGAAGGTTGCAAAGGTTCCTATATGTACACCTTTGCCGTTAATCCTGATGTTTGCAGTCCATTTTCCAGTTGCTTTATACCAGTGAACCCCAGGATGTCCGCTCGTGTTAGTTGCTCGTAATTTCTGATTCCTGCAATTTACTGATTGCGTTACATCCCGTAAGTTTGAGATAGCATTGTTCAGGCAATTTCCGTCGATATGATCTATATGATGATCTGGCCAAATGCCGTATATATAAAGCCACGCTAAACGGTGAGCCAAGTACAACTTGCCGTTAAGGTTAATATAAATATATCTCGCAGCTCTGTGACCAGCAAAAGCTCCAGCCTTTGCGTTATTTGATCTCTTAATCAGGTTGGTAAAAATACCTGTTTTGTGGTCGTAGTGAAGCACCCGCTTCAGTTCTTCTTGAGTAATCATATTAATTTGCTCATTAGCTGTAGACATTACAGGCTACCATCCTGCCCAGCCAAAGCCTCAAGCTCTTGCTCAAACGTTTTGTCAGTCATGCCGCCCTCGCGCATCCGCTCATGGATTGTTTCATCAGAAATAGGCGCTCCCATGGTTTGGGCCGTTTTCATGTCAATCACATCCTTGGCTGTTATGGTCACATCGCCGAAGTCAGTGAATGGAGTCACAACAACCTCATTCGGGTCGAGCTGCATCCAGGTGGCGATAAGTTTCAGCATTTTCTCGACAGCTGCGGCCGATGTCTTGGCAATTTGCGTGAGACTTGCGGCCTGGGATCCCTTGCGGGTAACAAGCGCGTCATTGCTCTCGACCGATCGCTTATCGAGGAGTTTCATCGCTTCATCCTCTGCTCGCTTGTAATCGTTTTCGAGCGCGGACCGCTCTTCGGCTAAACCTTGGGAATTAACGCCAATGTACTTTGCATCACCGCCAAGACCGACATCAATGCAGGCGCCAGCCCCGGTTCTCACGCTATTGTCCGTAGTTTCGTCTCCCACGCCCATTGGCATGTGCCCGATCCGGACAAGCGTGTCTTGCGATTGCATGTACAGGTGATAGCGGTAATTTGCCTCCGAACGATAAATGCCCATCACCTTGTTTGCCAATCCCAGCAGCGGCGGCATATCAGGCGTAGGCAAGTTGTCCTTGGAATTCACAAAAGCAAACGGAATCTCTTCCAGCGGCCTGCCGAACAGCAGCACCGGCTTCATTTCTGATTGAGTTATCTCATCCTCGAACTTGCCGGTCACAAAAACATTCTTTCCGTTTTCACCCGCCGCCAGAGACAGAACCCTATATGTATCCTTGATGGTCCATTTATAGTCAGAGTCGAGTTCTGTAGTCGGCTCGCTCAAAACCACCATGCGCAGACTGGCTACCGTCCCGGTTTGGAGTATCCCTTCGTCCCAGTTGGTGATTGACTCTCCGTAGTAAAGCGAAATGTAAGGCAAATCAGTCTTTTCATCGCTGTCGAGTAACAAGCCAAGTCTCCCGGCGATTAGTTGCTCTTCGTTCATTCTGCGGATGAGCGCGTTAACCGATTCGCCCTGCCGGGTAATCCTGTTGAGCAAGGGCTCCATTTTCACCGGAACCTTAATTACCGCGTCTTCCTTGTGCATCGTACCGATTGCATTTTCAACTTTTTCCTTGACTAATCCAGGCACGCGCGCGCCCTCAAGGTACTTTTTATACGCAACAGCGCCGGGCTCTCCCGCGTTGAGTCCGTCCAAAGTCTGCGCAACGGTCGGCGATAAGTAAGTTACGGTTTTTTCCTTTACATGGCGTTCGCCTTTGTAGAAATCTCGCACCGTCTGCATGTCACGCAGAGATTCATCATAATCAGGGTGTGTGTTTTTTACGCTCATAGTTTTAGGTTCCGTAGGTTCTTGATTGGCCAGATGAATAGGTGATAGGGAATTCGTAATCAATGAAATACCTAACTGCCGTCCCGATGTGCTGGAATTCACTTTCTTCTTCGAGAAAACTTGAGCCTTTCTTCAAAGTTCCGGCTGATAATGATTTGTGCGTATACGGCGCTTTTTTCGTGTTAACAAATAACGAAGCATCTCCGGCCGCATTCTTGATCTTTGCCCTGACAGCGTTCTGCCCGTCTTTTATCGATACTGTTGATGGCTTAACACGCCGCGTGTATTTCCATCCATTGTTTCTCAGAACGGTTTCTATTTCTATGTAATCAGAAACATGTCCATGTTTCTCCCCAGCGCGCCCGGATGGGTCCCCATAAATAATCACATGCTTGTTTTGGTGATTCTTGTACTTTTCAACAAACTCAAGCGCTGCCTGGCTTGAGACGGCAGAGGAAAGAATGATTTCATCAAGCAAATACACGCTGTTATTGCGCTTCACGCCAATACCGCTTGACATTGGGGTGAAGTTAAAATCGTGATACCACAACAATTGCTCGTGCGGTTTTATGGTTTCTTCTGTGTAATTATCCGGCCCGTAATCATCATAAATTCTCCCGGTCGCTGTTTCAAAACTTGCCTCATACTCTTGTTTGAACTGCTTCAGGCTTAATATGCTCTTTGCCGACTCAATTACGTCTTGCGGCAATATCTCTGCTGATTTCCAGTGAAACACTTCCCACAGAGGATCGTTCGCCGTCATGGCGTAATCAAAGAGATTGTAATAATGATTCATGCCTTCAGGAACACCGAATATCCAACACCACGCGCGATAATCAGGTCTTCTCGGATCAACAGTGTCAAGCGCAGGCATAATATTCTCTTGCCACGCATTCTCTTTCAGGTTGCCAAACTCATCTATTCCACCCCCAGTCCAAGGGATACCCTCGAACCGCGCTGGCTCATCCAATCCAAGAACTGTTATTGTTGAATCATTAGGGAAAAATATCTTTAACTCTGTTTCGCTTGGTTTCTTTGGAAATTTAGATGAAAAGGAAAGTAGTTTTAAGTCATTCCAGAATATCTTTTTTGCTTGGTCTCGCGTGGGTGCGCCAGCGAAGTATGATTCGCCAGCATTCCTCATCGCTTCTTTAGTGATGAAACGCTTAAATCTCTCTGTTTTTCCAGATCTCCTGCCAGCCGGAACCACTGGGAATCGAATACCATTTCTTACAGCGTTTACCAAAGCCAATTGCACAGGGTGGTTCTTCAACGGATACCAGCGCCTCTCTTCTTTGTATAATAACTGCGCTGTCAATTTGGCAGCCTATTTGCCAATGAAACTAATGCTTCCACCAAGGCGGTGGAAGCATCATGATCTTTGTTCTTGTCTTTATCAAAATAACCCAGTATTCGTGCCAAATTTTCCAACGCTTTATTTTTGTCTGGCAATTTGTACTTTATGACATGACCTATTCCTGCATCATTATTCCCAATCGAAACAACATCAATGCCTGCTATACCAGCCGCCGCTGCATCGCTTAATTGTTTAATTGGAATCGGTGAACCGTCATCATTAAACAAATTCCTGATGTCCATAAATGCCAATCGTGACATTTCAAGCACTATCCTTTCTTGAGTCACTTCAGTTTTTCTTGATAATTCATCTCTTCTAGCTTTGATTGCTTCTGAAACGTGACTTTTCCCGAGCAGTTGAGGTCCTATCCATTCTGCTGTTTTAGCCGAATATCCGGCTCGAATAGCAGCTTGAGTAGCATTCAAATCAATCAGGTATTCATCAACAAACTTTTGCTGCTTTGGCGTTAGTTTTTTATCTTTTGATTTGGGCATATGAAAATCAACTTTATTTAATAAAAA